TTAAATTGCTAAATTTAGCTGATCACGCCCGTAATGCGAGGCAGGAAAAACGCCAGCAGGAATAAAATCAGGCGCTAATTTTTCGCGCCGTTCACGTCTGGTAACAATCTTTTCTACGCTGTTAAGGGTAGTGAATGACAGACCGCATTCCATATTTTGGCATTGATGGTACTGACGGATCGTTACTTCACTGAGAGGCTTACTGGTGCGAGTGCGGGCCGTAGCGCCGCAATGTGGGCATTTGAACATAATGGTGACTCCCCTGGGGAGTTGAACTCATCGCCATTCTATTCAGTTTCTGCAATCCAGTCAGATATTTTTGCTTCAAAGTTAAGCTGTGTAGTAAATCCATTGCTATCAACGTCATGCTGTACCTTGCTGATTATCCAGTCCTGGGCGTCAATATCAGCTTTAAAGCCGATTACCGTTGCGTGCATTTCCGGGTACAACTCCGCGCGCCCGCGCGCCAGGGTGATCGAAAACTCCGCCGCACCGCGCTGTAACTGCTGCCACTTTGCCGCCGCTGCGCGCCTGGCTGCTTCTTCGTTCTGGAAGGTTTTACGCATAATAAAAACGTTACCTTCAGCGCCTTCAATATAGTCACCTTCCCTGCTGCTGCTCTTATCCTTTTTTTTCGTTGTGGCACGGCGGCGGACACTGACCTTTTTCTTTTTTCCGTAATTCAGATCAAGCCAGTACGCGCGAACGCCGGTATAAGCGTCACGGTCAGCAACCCGGAAGCGGTGCCGGTCGCCGCTGCTGCGGGTGATAGCAATCGACGGAATAGCCTTCCCTGATGCAGTGAAACCACCACCCGGCACGATAAACAACAGATTGCCATTTTTTACCGTGGCGATGGCCCCTAACATTTCCGCCATCCTGGTTAGAAATGACATATCACTTTCCTGAGTCTGATCGGCGTGGTCAATTTCCACATCCATCAACAGATCGCTGATTTGCGGCGTCAGGTCATACCGTTTTGCGATAGCAGACACAACCCGTTCCACGGTCACATCATGCCAGGAGACTTCACGCTTTACGTTAAACTCTTCTCTGAAATCTGCACTTCGGGCGGTCACGGTAATACGGTCTGGTGGCCCGTCATGCGCTACTTCATCAATCGTGTATACGCCCTTATAAACCAGCGCTTCACCCATCCACCCCAACCAGAAAGACAACTCAGCACCACGCGGCGGAAGAGCAACGCTTCCATCAGTATCATCCAGTTCTAATGACAGCTGATCGGCGTCAAAACCCCGGTTGTCTGTCAGGCTTATGGATAGCACGCGATCTGATAACTCTGTTAACACCTTCCCGCCCTGCCGGATGCTGAATGCCGGTATTTTTAACGCCTCTGTCAGGATGTTATCGACACTGCCGGCAGCGCCAGAAATCATGCTGCTTATCACTGAAACACTCATACGCCCTCCTGTTTTTTGAATAATTCCACGCGGGCGCGCGAGGGAGAATTCGTTTTAGTTGTCAGAGAGATAGCACAACCAGAAAGGCGTGAAGCCATTACGTCAATCAGCAATCATGGTGGCGAACTCAACAAAATGTAATGGTGACAAACATGTCTGAGACACGTTTTCACGGTGCCCGCACCAAAGAAGAAACCGACATCACGAAGGTAATTAACGACATTGACTCCAGCGTCATTGGCGTAATTGTCGTGGCTGATGACGCAGACGAAGACGCTTTTCCACTCAACACCCCAACGCTTATCACGCGGCCTCAGTCGATGCTCGGCAAGGCAGGGACAACAGGAACGCTGTACAAAACGCTGAAAGCCATTTCAGACCAGGCAAGCGCGAAAGTCATTGTTGTACGCGTAGCCGCAGCGAAGCCGCCGGAAGGCGACGCCACAGCGGAAACGCAATCGCAACTGATTATTGGCGGATCGGATGCTGACGGTAATTACACTGGCATGTATGCACTGCTGACCGCTGAACAGAAAACGGAGTACCGCCCGCGCATCCTGGCGGTGCCGGAATTCGACACCGAAGAGGTTACAGCCCAGCTTTGCGTCATCGCAAAACAGCTTCGCGCTTTTGTTTACGCAAGCTGTTACGGCTGCAACACGCTGGCGGAGGCGCTGGAATATCGCAAAACCTTCGCATCTCGCGAACTCATGCCGATCTGGCCCAACTACATCGCCTATAACCCGGTGTCTGGGAAAAATGAAGTATTCCCCGCCACGGCCTATGCGGTGGGGCTGCGCGCGTTTATTGATAACCAGTACGGCTGGCACCGCTCGCTGTCTAACGTTGCCGTCAGCAACGTGCTTGGCATGTCGAAGGATGTTTTCTGGGCGCTCCAGGCGGAAGACAGCGACGCACAAACGCTGAACAACGCTGAAATCACCACCATCATCAAACGGAACGGCTTCCGCTTTTGGGGCAACCGCACCACGGACACCAATGAATTTATTTTTGAGGTGTACACCCGTACAGCGCAAATCCTGGCGGACACCATCGCAGAAGCACAGTTTGAAACCATTGACGGACCACTAACCCCGACCAATGTGAAAGACGTGGTGAGCGCGATTAATAAGAAGCTGAGCGCGCTGGTCACGGCTGGCAAGCTGCTTGGCGCGATGGCGTGGTTTGACATCGTGGACAACCCAACCTCTGGCCTGATTCAGGGCAAAGTGATTATCCGTTACAAGTACACGCCAGTGCCGCCGATGGAAGATTTAACCCTGATCCAGACCTTCACCGATGAATATTTTGAAGGCGCGTTTTCGTCTCTGGGGAGCAACTAAATGGCGATTCCAGCAAAACTCCGGCTGTTCACCTGCTTTGTGAACAGCGTGAACAACATCGGCAAAGTGACATCTGTAACGTTGCCAAAACTGACCCGCAAAACCGATGACTATCAGGGCGGCGGGATGATTGGCTCCGTTGGCGTCGATCTCGGACTGGATAGCGGCGCGCTTGATGCAACGATGGTTGTAGGCGGGTTAGTTCAGGATCTACTTCTGGAGTACGGCGGCGATCTGGATGGCACGCTTATCCGTTTCACCGGGGAGTATTACACATCCGGCGAGAGCTTGATCGTTGACGTGGAAATGCGCGGCAAGTTCACCGAAATCGACGGCGGCGAAAGCAAACAGGGCGAAGATACATCCGTCACCTACGCCATCAAAAACACCTACTACAAGCTGTCAATTGACGATAAACCCATCTGGGAAATCGACCTGCTGAACTTTGTGTACAAACGCAACGGCGAAAATATTTACCCTTCCCGCGTGATGTCTGCGCTGGGCATGGGCTAACAAACAACCACTACAGGCGCGGCATCGTGGTGATGCCGCCCGGAGATTAAAACGATGACCAAAGAAAACACCGTAACACTGACCCGCCCGCTCACCCGTGACGGCAACGAAATCAAAACCATCACCATCACTGATGAAGTGAAACAGGCTGGCACCCTGCGTGGCCTTCGCCTGGTGAACGTTATGAATATGGACGTGGACAGCATTAGCACCCTGCTAACCCGCTGCACTTCCCCACGCCTGAAGCTCAAAGAAATTAGCGAAATGGAAACGTCTGACTTTGTTGAACTTTGCGAGGCGTTAACGCCTTTTTTAGCGCCGAAGGAGCCTGGCGAGAAGAGCGAGACGGAGACGGCGAGCGAGTAAACGCGCCCCACTTCGACCTGATCGATGATCTGGTCGCTGATATCGCAGTTATTTTCAACTGGCCGCCCTCAGAGGTTTTCACTATGTCCCTGAGTGAGGTGATAGCCTGGCGTGAGCGGGCGGCTATCCGAAGCGGAAACAGTGAAGATGAAAGACCTTAGTATTCGTGTCGCCTTCAGTGCGATTGATAAGTTAACCCGCCCGGTAAATGCCGCCCGCAACTCAGTGGGCGGCTTATCTGAATCCCTCAAAAAGACACAATCTTCAATCAAGGATCTGGACACACAATCCCAGGCATTCAACCGCCTGAATGAGCGTGTTAAAAAAACATCCCAGCAACTCGCCACCACACAGCGCGCCTTTGACGGCCTGAATAAGGCACAGAAGAACGGCACCGTTCTGACCGACGCACAGCGCGAGCGCATGACGGCACTGGCGGCGAAACTTGATCGCCTGAATGCCATCCGGTCACAGGAGACAGCGAAACTCCAGCAAGCGTCCCAGGCGCTACGCGCGCACGGTGTTTCACTGGCGGGGGGCGATCGCACAATTCAAAGCGCTATCAGGCGTACTGAGCAATACAACCAGACGCTTGAAAGAGAACGGCGACAACTTTCCGCAGTCACCAATGCGCGCGCTCGCTATGACCGTCTGAGCGCCACGGCGGGCAAATTGCGCACCGGTGGTGCATTGGCGATTGGTGCAAGCGCGGGAGCGGGCTACGCTGCCGGACGCTTCCTGGCCCCTGCTGTGGGTTTTGATGAGGAGATGTCGCGCGTAGGCGCACTGACCCGCCTGGATAAAGGCGATGAACAGTTTGCCGCCCTGCGCGCCCAAGCCAAAAAACTTGGCGCTGAAACTGCATTTACCACGCGAGACGCCGCCAGCGGGCAAGCCTTCCTGGCGATGGCGGGCTTTACACCACAGTCAATTCAGACCGCGTTGCCTGGCGTTCTGAATATGGCGTTAGCCGGTGGCATGGATCTGGGAGAGTCCGCCGATATCGGCTCAAATATTCTTACCCAATTCAAGCTGTCATCCGATCAGATGGACAGGGTTGGCGATACGCTAACCGCCGCATTTACCCGTACAAATACTGATTTGCGCGCCCTGGGCGACACAATGAAATACGCGGGGCCGGTGGCGGCTAATCTGGGCATTAGCCTGGAAGAAGCATCCGCAATGGCGGGTATGCTTGCCAACAACGGCCTGCGCGGCAGTGACGCGGGTACGGCTATGCGTTCCAGCCTTTCCCGACTGGCATCACCGCCAAAAGCCGCCGCTTCTGCATTGCAGGAATTAGGCGTTGCCGTCGCTGATGCAAACGGGAAAATGCGCCCGATGGAAACGGTACTGCTAGACCTTTTCAAAGCTACGCAGAAATACGGACAGGTTGATCAGGTATCTTTCTTCAAAAATATCGCCGGTGAAGAGGCTTTTGTGGGCCTTCAGACACTGGTACAGGCGGCGGGCTCGGGAGAGCTACAAAAGCTCACAAAAGAACTTCAGGGCGCTGCCGGTGAATCCGCCACCGTCGCAAAAAAGATGGCGGACAACCTGGGCGGGGATCTAAAAGAACTCGATAGCGCCTGGGAGGCATTCCGCATCCAGATTGAAGAATTGGCAGACGGCGCACTGCGAAAGCTCACCCAGGCACTGACCGGCACGATCGGCGTGATGACTGAATGGGCGAATAAGAATCCGCAGCTATCAAAAACTCTTCTGGCTGTTGGCGGCAGTGCGCTGGCCCTCACCGCCGGGATTGGCGCAACGTCCCTGGCTATTGGCTTACTTCTGGGGCCGCTGGCAAAACTTCAACTCGGTTTCACCCTGCTAACCAGCGGGAGCGGGCTGGGTGGCGCGGTCACACTGTTCAGTCGTCTGTCTGGCGTTATATCCGGGCCACTTGGCGGTATTGGTGGTTGGGGAAAAGTATTTACAGGTTTAGGTACTGGACTGAAAACCCTTAAGGGGAATGTAGGTGGCATTTCAGGGGTGCTGGCTCCTTTACGTGCAATGCTGCTTTCCGCTTTCATTTCACCAGGCACGGCACTTGGTAGCCTACTGAAAGGCATCAGCAAACTAACGGGCCTTACAGCACTATGGGGCGGCATATCCTCTGCTGTTTCAATGCTCGGCGGCGCGCTGTCGTTGCTGTTAAGCCCGATCGGGCTGATTGGCGCGGCCTTCATTGCCACAGGGCTGCTTATCTGGCGATTCTGGGAGCCGATCAAAGCCTTCTTTGCGGGCTTCTTTGCCGGTGTAATGCAGGCGTTTACACCGTTCCGGGATGCCTTTGCCGGACTAGCCCCCATCTTTGGTGTGATCTCAAACGCCGTTTCTCAGTTGTGGCAGTGGTTCAGTAACCTGCTTTCACCGATGACGACCAGCAAAGAGACATTGGATAAATGCGCAAGCGCCGGGGAGACATTTGGCAGAGTGTTTGGCCTGGCGATTCAGGGGCTAATGCTACCTCTGACCGGGTTGGCCAAAATGGTTGGCTGGATACTTGAAAAGCTGGGGCTGATTCCTTCCGGTATCGAAGCGGCAAAGGCAAAAGCGGACAAAGTACAGAAGGAATTAACACCGGCGGGCCTGGCTATGCTGCAGGATAAAGTCGGGGCTCTAACTGGAGACATTAAAGCGGCAACGGCTCCAGCAATCGCGCCACCATCACCGGTGATTGCCGCTGATACGGGAACACAACGACGCCTACAGAAAATTGCCGACAACACCGGCGGGATGCTGGATGAAACCAAAAAGCGGATCGGCCCAGGCGATATCGTGTTTAAGAATCTGCCCCGCGCATTAGCCGTCCACGGTGCATGGCAAGAAGCACAATCAACCCTAGGCGCTAACCTGGCCCAACTGAGCGGGCGCCCGGTTATCGCAGCGGCATCAGCACCGATTAAACCGGCGGCTGAAATGCAGGCTATTGGCGGGCAATCCAGTAAGCAAGCCAGCAGACTGGCTCAAAACACCGCGCCTGATGAAATGCATATTCACATTCATATGCACGGCAATTTCAGCAACGACGCCCGCGACATTGCGCGGATGGTGGCTGATGCAGTAGGGGCAGAATTTAACAAGCGTTCCCGCACTGGCAGCAGCTTCAGAGACAAAGATTAGGAGAGCAAAACAATGATGATGGTTTACGGAATGTTCGTCTTTGAGTTAAAAACCGTTCCCCACCAACAGTTGCAGCAGTCAAAGACCTGGCGGCATGTGAAGAACGAGCGCATAAACCGATCGGCAAAGTGGCAATACATTGGCGCGGGTGACGATCAAATCACACTATCCGGCGTTTTGTACCCATCAGTGACCGGCGGTAAGGTGAGTCTAGCTGTGCTCGATACACAGGCATACACCGGACGCCCCTGGCCTCTTATCAGCGGTACCGGACGGATCTATGGCATGTATTCGATAACACAGCTTCAGACCACCGATTCTGAATTTGACCAGTATGGGGAGCCGAAGAAAATAGAGTTTACGATCACGTTTCAAAGGCAGGATGAAGACCTTCGCGAAAGCCTCCAGTCTTCATCAGTGAGTGACCTACTCGGCAACCTACAAAACACAGCCAACTCAGCAATGAGCAGCATTAGTGCCGCAGCATCCAGCCTGTTCTAAATCGTCGCTTTAATAGCTGTCAATTCCCCGCCTCAGTCTTCACCGTGGCGGGGAATTTTTTGTATAACGTCGATATTCCGACATCAAAAAGCAAGGCAACCCGCTGGCGAGTCTCACCGGCAGAAATCAACCGCCCCGCTTGCGCCCACTGCTCATCAGATAGCTTTGGGCGACGCCCGTCAATTCTCCCCTGTTCCCTGGCGGTCTTCAGGCCCGCCCGCGTCCTCTCAACAATCAATTCACGCTCCATTTCAGCAAGCGCACCCATAACATGAAAAAAGAAACGTCCCATTGGGGTTGATGTATCAATGCTATCCGTCAGGCTTCTGAAATTTACTGACCGCTGGCGCAATTCCTCAACCAGCACAACCAGATGTCTCATACTGCGCCCCAGACGATCCAATTTCCATACAACAAGCGTGTCGCCCGGAGACAAGGTTTTTAATAACCTCTTAAGACCAGGCCTCTCTGATGTTTTACCGCTTATTTTATCCTCAAATATCAGCTTACATCCTGAGCGCTCCAGCGCATCACGCTGCAATGCGGTGTTTTGGTCATTTGTTGATACGCGCACATAGCCAACCTGCATCTGCTTTCCCCTACGCAAAAGCCGGAATGATGCCAGCCAGGCGGGAAAACTGCATTTTCTCAAACGTTGGTTTGGGAGCAGGCTCTCCAGCGATAGGAATTCCGTTCTTCTGGCCGCTGGCGGCGATGCCAAATACCGTCATGGATGAATGGGCAAATATGGTGTTTCTGAAACCCAATGGCGCATCATTCTCCGCCGCTGAATACCCAAAACTGGCGAAGGTCTGGACAGGGCTTGTTATCCCTGACATGCGCGGCGAATTTTTGCGCATCTGGGACGACGGGCGCGGGGTGGATGCAGGGCGCGGATTACTGTCAGCTCAACTCGATGCACTACAAAATATTACTGGTTCTTTTAGCGCAGCAACTGCCGGGGCAGCACAATTAAGTGTGCTTGTTAACGGTGAGGGCGGTGCATTCTATCCAGGCTCTCAGACAACATCTCCTCCTAACGCTCAGGCTACCACCGGTAATGATCGGGTTAACACTATGTATTTCGATGCTGGTCGAGTCGCAAGAACTTCAACAGAAACACGATCTCGAAACATTGCACTTAATTTCCTGATAAGGGCTAAATAATGAAACCTGTATTTGATGAAAATGGTCTGGCGAAAGAACCGGGGAATATTCGCTGTTTTTATTTTGACTCAGTGACTGGTGAATATACCGGTTGGTCGGATGAATATATTAATGTTGGTGTCAGTATGCCGGGCAACTCAACCGATATTGATCCGGGTGAAGCGGTTGCAGGAAAGGTCTCTTTGTTCACTGGTACTGGCTGGCAACTTGAGGAAGATCATCGCGGTGAAACGGTCTGGTCAACTGCTGACGGCAGCGCCGTCACCGTTGATTATATTGGCTCCGTTCACGATGGTTACACCAGCGTTGCACCGTCTACCCCATACGATGCGTGGGACGGGGAAAAATGGGTAACAGATACTGAGGAGCAACAGGCTGACGCCATAGCCGAAGCGGAACTACAGCGCCAGCAATTAATAAATGCTGCGATGCAGTCTATCAGTATCATTCAGTTGAAATTGCAGGCAGGGCGGGTGTTGAGTGATGCAGAAAATAATAAACTCAATGCGACGCTTGATTATATTGATGCGGTTACTGTAACCGATACAGGAACCGCACCAGATATTAACTGGCCTGCCCCCCCGGTGGTGTAGGCCATACGGGTTTTGCTGTATCGACACGCATCAGCAAGACCCGATATTTCTTCCAGTCAGCCAGGACGGCGGTTTCCTCTTCCGTCGCGATCTCTGCATCAACAGCATCTTGCCGCCACTCGATTTCAGAATCAGCATTAGCGCGTAATACAACTTTTTTTGCTTCAGCACTCGCTATTAATTCCGCTTGCGTCGGCTGTGGCGGTTCAACAAGACAGGGAAAGCCATTTTCATCAGTTGAAATGATTTTCCCATTTTCCTGACCAGCAATTAGTGTTGCATATTGGTCATCACTAATTTCAACAGCAGAATCTGGAACGGTTGATGTAATTTCAGTGTTGTAAAGCGCCACCGGATCAGATGTGAAAAATTTCATTTTAATTTCCTTTTTTACCAGCCAATTGCCAGCCAGCCCCACGATGATGGCGGAACACTTGTCGAGCCGGTGCCCATGTTCTGGACATACCAGTTTACAGATGTCTGCGACGGAACATTAAATTTTACGTTCGATAAATCCGTTCCAGCGCTGGAATAATCGTGTGTCAAAGCGACAATGCAGGCATTTGGAAATGCAGCCGGGAAAATAATCGTCCCGGATGTCGATGAACTCGAGAGTGACGACGCCTGGATAATAAGCGCTCTCTGCTCACCCAAAAACAACACCGGAATTTTCGCGACAAGAGAGTTTGACGTTATATCCAGCGTGGCTGCGTCCATTTTTGCCGCATCTCCCAAACCAAGGTTTTTGAGAACCTCACCAACCAACCCGGCATCAGCCAATTCTTTAAGGGCATTTTCAATCAGCGGGTATTGGCTATGCGGATTATCTTCGGCAACGTGCTTTTTCATCACGTTATCTGCATATGTTTTCACCTCAATAACCGCACTATCAACATACTGCCGGGTTGCCAGCACAACGGACGGATCAACTTTCAGGGTAACTGCGTCTGTGCTCGATACCGTGAGCATCATCCTGATAACCTGCGTTCTCCCCGACCCTTCCTCCGTAGTGGCCTTGTACGTTTCCGGGCAGTTAGCCACCGCAATCAAAACGCCATCAGCGTCAAAGAGTCCGATCTCACGAATCCACCACCCGCCAACAGATTCAGGAATAATCTGTTCCGCAATAATCTGGCTGGTATTCTTTTCATCTACTGACAGCGAGTTAAGCTGGGCACGTCGCCGCTCGTTAACCAGTTCCGTCTGTGCCTGGTTAGGTGTTGGCGAAACGCCACCACCGTCACCGACTGCAAGCGAAGTGATCTCTAACTTCTCACCCAGCGCAGCCATATTTGATAATTTTGCCGCCCCCTGATTTGTCAGCAGGGCAAAGAATTTAGCCGCCATTTGTTACCTCTAACGTATCAATAATATGAATCGCACCCCCGGAAAAATACCCGCCACCAACTTCTACGGCTTCTGGCATATAGGGATAAATTGTCATCACGTCTCCGCCATAACACCCGGCGTGGGCGTATACCTCTCCCTTAGCTTGCATACTGATCGCAAGACCGGTCAGGTGGCGTGAGCATGGTTTTGCATCGGCGATCAGGCGCTCAAGCTCCAGATAGGTTTCCTCTGTGATCCCAGAATCTGAGACGCCGATTTCAAGCTGGAAAGTTCCCCGCTCGCCGCCGTTCTGCCACCATTCCACAACCTTAATCAGGAAGCCAAACGGCTCAACAACCCGGCGCAGGGCCGCAATAGTTCCCTTTTGCCGGTGTACCAACCACGCGGATTTAATGACCTGGCGCTTTGTTTGCTCCGACCAGTTTTTATCCCAGCGATCAACGGATAGCGCCCACGCGAGATAGGGCAACAGGGCAACCGGGCATTCATCAGGATTCCACAGCGTTTTCAGGTCTACGGGTAAATCACTCACGCGCCAGGTTGCAGCTTCAGCGCCGCGCATAAAATCACTGGCTGACGGTGGCAACAGACTGTTATTCATCAGTTCCACCCCTCGTGATGGTGACGGAAGCGCACCGCGCCGCCTGGGTATCACTGATAATTATCCGCTCTGGCAGATCCAGTTCTACGCGCTGCACCCCCTGAACGTGTAGCGCCGCCAGAATTGCCGATTTCGCAACATCAAGACCGATCCGCCCCTGGCTTTTGAGCCACTTTTGCAATGAAGCCTCAGCCGCGCTCACAACAGGCTCAGATTCAGGGCCGGGGTAAAGATAGAGCGTGGCCTGAATGTCATAACTGATAATCTCCGCGCTCTGGACTGTCAGCCGGTCACCAACAGGGCGAATACTTTCACTGGATAACATCGCGTAAACCGTAGCGATCAGTTCGTCAGAAGCCGCCCCGTCTCCCTCGGCAGACAGCACAGACACCACGACCTCGGCAGGGGCCGGACTTGACGCTTTGGCGTCTGCAACTTTCCCCGACGCACTTTTAGCGAAGTATTCATAAGCACCCGTAGGACCAGCAACACTCAACCCTTCAAAAGCAGATTGCGCACGCAAGCGCAGCGCGGAGTCGCTTTCCATTACCGCATCCGTTGTATCCGTCGCCTCTGCCACTGTCAGGCGTGCTGTATTGTTGTTAGCTGCCAGGTTATCCAGATCCCCGGCATTGGCATGGCTCAACATACAAGCTGCAGCACCGTCATTTATGTTCTGACGCAACATCAATTCCCGGTATGAAAACACCTGGGCGATCACGGTCAAAGGTTCTGACTCCAGTGTCATAGCCGCTGCTATTGCCGGTTGTTTTTCCTGTGGGTACGCAGCAATGATCATCGCCATTACGTCACTCAGAATGGCTTCATAGTCCAGCGTTGCGATAATCTCCGGCGGCGGGAGTTCTGATAAATCAACTGTCGCCATTGCCTTACTCCTTCACCTTCACAACACCGCTTACAGGCTGCATTGTTGCAGTAACCAATCCGCCTAACTCAACCGTCACAGCCCCGGCGTCTGAATACGTAATATCAACCTGGTTCAATGCTATCCGCGGCTCCCATTGCGTCAGCGCAATCACGGTGGCGCTCATTAGCTGAAGCCGTGTTGTTTCGTTTTTCGGGGCGTCCAGCAAATCAGGTAACAAGCTGCCATACGTCCGGCGCATCACACGCGACCCCAGCGGCGTCAGCAAGATATCTTTCATGGATTGCCAAAGGTGATCGCTATCTGAAACCGTCCCTGTGCCGTTCTGGTTCATGCCCGTATATTTCGCTGTCATGCCGTCCCCTTAGTCCTGTTGTTACCACTCTGAACACCACCATGATCATGGTCGTCAGCCTGGACACCGTTTGACGTCAGTGCACCACCACTGTGATTTACATCGCCGGTCATCTTGCCGCCTTCAGTGAAATCAAAGGTTTTCGCCTTCAGATGGTTGGTGCATTCCACCTCTGGCGCATCAAGCGTGATTTTCGTCGCGGCCTGGATAGTGGCGGTTTTCATGCCGCCGGCACTCAGTGCACCCGCCCCCGCGTCATAGCTGAATTCAGCCCCATCAGGCGCGGTGATCATCATCTGCATCAGACTGCTGGCGGGGGCGTCGTTTTCACTGCTGTACAGACTGCCCAGCACAACGGCGGTTTCAGGATTGCCGCCCATACATCCCAGCAAAACCTGTTCACCCAGCGACGGCGGGCACCAGAATTTGAAAGCACCGGCGCGCGTTGTCGTCCAGCGAAGCCAGGTTGTCTGCAAATCATCGCTCTGCACCCGCACGCTCTTACCGTCTTCTGATATGGCAAAAACCACACCTACGCGGAGCACGTTAGACAGGAGGCGCAACAGTTCGGCACTCATGCCCCGGCACTCCCCAGGCTGTTAATCACCGCGCTGCGGATCAGCGCTTCATCGGCCTTAGAGATCCCCAGCAGGACACGCGGCGTATACTTCGCAAACGCCCCCGGGCCAACCTGTTCACGCAACCCGTACTGATGAATACGCGCAATGCGGGCCGCCATGCCGCTGTAACCCACTTCGGCCCCCTCACTGGATGCCTTAACTTTCATAAATCTGGCAGTTCTCAGCTTCACGAACATCGGAGCCTTGACCATTTTTGGACGCTGGCCCGCGCGAGTATTAATTTCGGTAAACCGCTCAATATCGGCGCGGTAGAACGTGCGGATCTCGTTACGGTCTTCATCAAAGCCGGTAATGGTTCGCCCATATTTACCGCGCCCGCTATGCCAGTTTTTCAGCCGTCTTAACTGCCCTTCCCAGACAAAGGCGATCCCCTGCTGGGTTCGCAGCGTTTTACGTCGACGGGCCGGGTACTGGCTACCATCTGGGTTGCGCTGTGCGCGGATGCGCTGCTGCTGGCTAATCCGCAAAACCTTACCCACGGCGCGCGCTGTTCTGGCCCGCCCGCTGGATGACACGCCCGCCAGGATGTCGGCAAAATATTGATCCAGCGCGTGAACATCACCGGCATTCATTGGCTGTCACTCCCCGGCGCGCTAAACATCGCGCCCCACTCAGGCACCATGCGGGGGCGTGGCTCTGGCTTATGTTCAGCAGTTAACTTTCCAGCCTCATTGCGCGACACGATCACGCGCTCGTTAATGGGCAATTCGAAGAAGAGATCGGCGGTGTCGTCGTTATTGATTGCCGTTGTGAACTTAATTTCTTTGTTCTTCTCCGGGTTCAACAACAGTTGCGGCTGTTCCTGCCATAGCCAGGCCATCAGCGGCAACGTGAAATCGTCCAGATCACCGGCAAAATTCATCACGAAGAGGCACAGCGTGTAGGCGTAGACAAAATCAGCCGTTTCGCCGGTCGTCTCAACGTGCCCTGATTCAATAAACACGCTGAAGGCTTCAGGGTTGGCACGACACCACGGGTTAGCACTGGTGAGCGCCTGGCGTAATGAGTTAATTTTCAGCATATTGTTCCCCTCCCTTCTGGCGCGCCATGCGCAAAAGATTTAACGCCCTGATATCATTTTTATCCGCATTGCAGGTATCAAGCGCGTCACGTAGCTGATCGGCCCAGATTGCAATACCGCCCCATGTCACCGGCGGTTTCAGTACCGGCGCGGGCGTTTCATTTGTGAGGCTTTCCGGTATCGGTTCGTGAATCAGCCGCGTTTGCACTCTGATTTTTTCGGAGCAACCCATCAGCGACAGCAGCAGGAGCAAGAGCACCGGCACACGAATCATCACGCATCCCCTCTGTTATCTTTTCGCGGCGTTGTTCGCCTTCAGTATTGCGGGCCTGTTCGGTCTTCCTGGCCTCAGCCAGCACCGCGCGCGCATCAGCAGACAGATCGCGCATTTCACCTATCACGGCTTCGCTTTCATCAAACATGCTCTGTAACTTCTGTTCGTTGTCATCAGCTACAGCGCTCGTATATCCCCGGTAATACCCGCTGACGTAAGTCGCGGCAGTCAGTACCAAAAACCATAAAGCTGTTTTCATTGCGCCCTCGCATCCATCCTGCACCATGCCTGAAAGTCAGTGCGCCGATTGACCAGCCCTTGCGAGCGCTTACCGGCACTGTTCACAAAGTCTGTTAAGCGATCACAGACGCCGCGCCAGTCATGCGCCTGTGCGTTTTTCCAGATGGTTGTGCGCTGTTTGCGGCCCTGCTTATCGGTGAACCACATCAGGCCCGTACAACCCACATTCAGCCCACCATCAACCATGCTTTCGAACACCTTTTGCGGCATCGCTTCGCCGTTAAAGTTCTGGTTTATACAGCGCTCAGAATGCTGCATATCGCTAACCCACCGGCGCGCTACTTCTGCATTGCTGTATTCACGTTTTTGCACATTGCCGGTAGAGCCAATCCCCACGGTCAACACTCCGGCGGTACAGTAGTAAGGCGTGTTGCGGCAATCTTCCCAGGCCGCTATTTTTTGCTGTGCTTCCGGCGACGTTCTCAGCGCATCGGGTGACATTGAGAAACCCAGAGCAACGATCACGGCGATAGAGCAACGCTTAATAACCGTCTTCATCATCGCCCGCCTGAAATTGCGCCAGCTTCACGCGCTCAGAATCGGTAAGCCCCCGGCGCTCGGCTTGATCAAGAATTTGCTCAATCAGTGAGTTTCGGCGGTCCTGTGCCTTCTCCACTCGCGCACGATGTACCCAGGCGCGCCAGCCGGACAGAATGCCCAGCACAAGACCGGCAACCCCCAGCTTTTCATTCCACGTCATCACACCAACGCCAACGCTGATGGTTGAAGAAACCCAGGTAAGCCAGTCCCACAGCCGGTGAAACGAATTCAACTCCATAGCTGCACCATCTCCTGTGCGGGCTGAGTATCGATATCCGGCATCTCTACCACCTGCCCTGCATCTAAAAAAATCCGCCCACTCAGCCCCGGATTGGCGCTTAATACCGCTTCGGTAACGCCTTTGGTTTTTCCGTAGTGCCGGTGGCATAGCTGATCCAGCGTGTCACCCTGTAGCGCCGTAACTTTCATCAGCACAACTCCGCATAAACGCGGAGCTTGCGCTGAATATCGGCGATAGCCCATCGAGCATCACGCCAGAGATCTTCCCGTTGTAAATCCAGCGCGGCGGCGTCTTTATCACCTTTTGGCGTGGTATCAACGTCCCTGTACCCTTCAATCACCAGGGCGCGGGCAATGGAATAAACCGCACGGTGATAGCGTGATACTTTGACGCTCTTACCGTTTACCTCCACGGCGGGCACGCTCTGCAACGTCTCATACCCCAACGTCTGCTGATTTAGCTGCCACTCTTCAAGCTGTTCAATAACATGGCCCACGGCCTCCGTAGTGACGTGCATCAGTCGCGTAGTGGTGACGCCGCCAGTGATACGCGCCGCCATGCGTAGATCTTTCAGACTGATGACAGGCCAGAAACTACCGGCAGTAACGGTGGCGTCACCGTCATCAACGTCAGTTACGTCACTGCTGGCCGGAAATGGCGTTTTCGCGGCTACCAGGCTACTCATGAGCACTCCTTGAAAAATCAGGAGGTGGACGCGCGGTGAAAAGACCAGTTACGGGCAGATCTCCGCGCGTGCCTCCTGTCGGTCGGGGCCGAAGTCGTTAAGATTCTTTTTTATCTTTCGCCGTTTTACGCGGTACGCGTTTTTTTGCTGCCGGTTTTGCAGCTTTATCCGCGCTCGGCTTACGTTTGGTTTTCTTCTCTGCGACAACCGGCACAGGCTCCGGTTGTGCTGTCACTTCCGGTTGCAGAGTCGCCAGCTTCTTCAGTTCGCGTGAAATAGACTGCATTTCACGTTTCACGCCTGCGGCGGGGTTCAGTTCCGTCGCACGACGAAACAGTTTTAATGCTTCACCTTTTGTCTCATTGTCAGCCGTTCCACGGCGTGCGAAGGCGCGGGCCTTGCAGAGCTTGGATTGCACTTCATCCGGCATATCGGCCCCGGCGACAATCTCCGCCAGTTCATCCAGTACGGTGATATAAGCCGACATATCCGCCTCAGCGTCAGTCGTCGCGACGTTCAGCGCCTGATTGCTGATTTCTTCAGCCAGCATCACCGGCGCGGTACGTTTGAAGTCGTCACGCATAGACAGGCCGTGCTTCACCACGTAGCGCCCGATCTTCAGCGCTTGCGGGTAGTCCTGGCAGTCAATCGCCCACAGCATCATCGTGGTGATCACTTCATCCTGTCGCCCGCTGTCGCCCTCCAGCGTTCCATCAATCCAGCCCTGATAATTAGTCAGCATGTCGCGCTTCATCACGGCCTTTGTTTCAGTAGACTGCACCGCTTTAAGAGAAGCCTGATCGAGGCGTAGACGGTGCAAAATTTGCTCATGCGCAGTGCGCACAACGCCATGTTGTGCGACGCTGTCTCCGCGTCGATCAGCCATCACTTTTTGAAAGTGTTTTTGCGCTGGGGTTAGCATTTTTGTCTCCTGGTGGCGGGCGCAAAAGCGCCCGCAATTTCAGTTACGCGCCCGCGTTTTCGTCAGGCTCTTCGGATTGGGTTTCCGGGGCGGCCTCTGCGAAGGTGATCCCGTCAATGAAGGCGCATTTGCCGTAGTCTTCTACAACGAAGTCATCGTTTGAGGACTGATAGTTAGCTACGCGGTTATATTCCGGCTCTTCTTTGATGGTTCGGCGCAGCGCACCCAACTGGTAATACACAGACAGGTTTTTCAGCGACGTGATCAGCACGCAGTCATCAGGCATGTACGGCGCGAATACCACCGGCAGACCGCCAACTTTTTCACTGGACACAATCAACTGTGCCGCGATCAGTTCGCTGTTCGGATTGGTCTGGCTCAGTGCGTTCAGTTTCGGGAAGTAACTGCTGGTCAGCAGGTCTGCCGACAGAATCACAACCAGATCAGGCGCTTTGCGGTGCCACGAATCCAGCAGCGTGTTTTTGGCGTCAAATACAGCCGCGTCCAGGTTGCCGTAAGTGCCTTTGGCTACAATCTTGTTATCTTCATCGCGCGCGGTCAGCGTGACCTTGCTGATAATGCGGTGCGGGGCTTCATTGCGGATTTTCTGAAGCCAGCCAACACCGCAATCCTGCAACAGCGGATTAGCTGCGCGGTCAGACTTTTCAGCGTATGACGTACCGTTAAAACCAATCATGATGCGGTCCAGCGCAATCTGTCGGGCGTTTGCTTCGCTGATCAATGCCTGGAAATTCGGTTGCATGGACCAGGCATCCAGTTGCGAATAACTGACGGCTGAGTCGTAGTTGGTTTTACGGCAGCGGTAAACACTCGGCTCTTTTGAGTGATTGTCCACCGGGTTGCGGCGGTTGGTGCCGTCGCTGCTGTTGTTGGTGTTAGCGATCGGGCCTTTGCTGCCAATCTGGATTTTCTGGCCTTCCTGGGCTTTTACCGGGAATACGTTAATTTTCTTCAGAAAATCATCACTTTCCATCGACGCCTTTTCCATGCGCTGCTGCACAGACGGTTCAACGCTGAAGGACTTGGCAACATCATCAGAGCGCACGCCGTTTAAATTGGCCTGGCGATCGATATAGCCGTTAAAGAGTACGCGGGTACTGTTTTCCATGTTTTTTAATCTCGTATGCGTGGTTAGTAGTCGGCCTGTTCGACGCCGGAGTTACCGCCCTGTGCGGGCTGGCGGCTGAAGGTGCTGGCGTCCTGTGTTGCCAGCGTAGCTTTCAGACTGGTCAGCTCACTGGTCAGCTTCTGGATTTCCTTAGCGTCATCCGCGCGCTGGCTTGTCAGTTCCGCAACCTGATCGATAAGGCCCGCCTGAGACGTGGCAACACCTTCAACCACTTCGCGCACCTGGCTGAATTGCTCGCTGTCGGTTTTATGGTTTTTGGTCAAAAGTTCCTTCATGCGGCTAAACCACTTGCTGCCTTCATCGCTTCGCTGCACTGCCAGTTCGATCACTTCAGCTTCAATGGCATCAGAGAACATCGCGCTTTCGCCCTGCTGCTGATTGAACGCCTGCACCTGCTGACGCTGCTGGGCCGCAAACTTCAGACGCTCAGTACCCAGGCTTGCCGGGGTATCAGTCATCGCCAGGCCGACAATGTAGGCCTTACCGTTCAGTGCAAATTGCGGGTGCAATTCGATACTGGAATAGACTTTCTTACCGGCATCTGTCAGCGCCTTCATTTGCGCTGATGGTTCAATTTCCGCATATAACGCAGTGCGCCCCGCTAGCGGGCCTTCAGTAATGTCCTCAGCGCTAAGCGCCGTAACATCACCCATCGCGCCAAAATCACTGCCTGGATAAGGCGAGAGATAATGCTCAACATTCACGCGAGCGCCGTAAACGTCCGGGCTATAGCTCGCGGCAGCATCACGGAGGTGATCTGGTCGAATTTCGCGACCGTCAACGGTGGCACCGGAGACGGCAACGCGGAATTTCTTCCGGGTAGATTTGCTGGTTTCACTCATGTTCTTTCCTGCCAGTTGGTTTCTGTTTTTCCATGATGTCAGTTGCTAAGTCATTGTCTCAACGCGTTTTAGTTGTCAGAGACAACCCACAACCCAAACAGCAGGAACGGCCCACGCGCGCGGGTTAATCTCTCCATCGAAACGAGAGGACACCTCATGATCCAGGACGCATTTGTAAGGCAGAGGGCAAAGCAGCTTTACTGGCAGGGCTACCCGCCAGCAGAGATTTCACGCCTGATGGGTATCAGTCAGAACACGGTTTATTCGTGGAAGAAGCGCGACGACTGGGACGAAACGCCAGCTATTCAGCGCGTCACGCAATCTATTGATGCCCGGTTATGCCAACTCACCATGAAGCCGACAAAGACGGGCGGCGATCTGAAGGAAATTGACGCGCTCACGCGCCAGGTGAAGAAGCTGGCAGAAGGACAACCGGCGCAGCCATTCAAGAAGGCGCGAGCGAGCAAAAAGAAAAACCATTTCACCGAAGCGCAGATCGCCGCGCTGCGGGAAAAAATTCAGGACTCTCTGGCCTGGCATCAGCAGGGATGGTTTGAACAGCGCCAGCAACGAAACCGCATGATCCTGAAAAGTCGCCAGATTGGCGCAACCTGGTACTTTGCCCGTGAAGCGCTTTTACAGGCGCTGCGGGATGACGTTAAGCACGGGTATCAGCGCAACCAGATTTTTCTGTCAGCATCACGTCGCCAGGCGCACCAGTTCCGGGGCTTCATCCAGAAGGTTGCCGAAGAAGTCGACGTAGAGCTAAAAGGCGGTGACAAGATTTTGTTGTCTAACGGGGCCGAATTGCATTTTCTCGGCACGTCTGCTGCTACCGCACAGAGCTACACCGGCAACCTGTTTTTCGACGAATTTTTCTGGGTAGGCAACTTCACCAACCTCCGCAAGGTGGCTGGCGCAATGGCAACTCTGAAAGGACTAACGCGCACTTATTTTTCAACGCCATCAAGCGAAAGCCATGAAGCATACCCCTTCTGGACGGGTAAGCGCTGGAATGAGAAGCGGGCAAAATCCAGCCGGGTAGAGTTCGACACAAGCTGGAAGACGCTCAACAGCGGCCTGTTGTGCCCGGATAAAACCTGGCGGCAGATTGTCACCCTGAAGGACGTGATCGACCACGGCTGGGAGTTCACCGATCTGGAAGAAATTCAGGACGAAAACACCCCGGACGAATACACCAACCTGTACATGTGTGAGTTCGTCAAAGAAGGTGAATCCGTTTTCTCACTTAATCAGCTACTGACGTGCGGCGCGGACGGCTACGACGACTGGCAGGACTGGAAACCCTACGCACCCCGCCCGCTGGGTGATCGTGAAGTCTGGATAGGCTACGACGCCAACGGCGGCAGCGGCAACGGTGACAGCGGCGCTGTTTCTGTTGTTGCCCCTCCCCTCGTCAGTGGCGGCAAGTTCCGCACGATAGAAACGCGCCAGCTACGCGGAATGGAGTTTGAAGAACAGGCCAAAGTGATCGAAGAACTGACCATTAAATATAACGTCCGGCACATCGCAATTGACGGCACCGGCATTGGTGAAGCGGTCTGGCAACTGGTCAAAAAATTCTTCCCGGCGGCGGTCTGTTTCATCATGTCGCTGTCATCAAAGCGTACCCTGGTACTCAAAATGCAGCAGGTGATCCGTGCGGGCCGCTGGGAGTATGACCGTAGTGAACAGGCGTTAGTGTCAGCATTCAACGCCGTCAGAAAAATCACCACACCAGGCGGCATGGTTACTTATGACACTGATCGCGCGCGCGGTGTCAGTCATGGTGATTTAGCCTGGGCAAATATGCTGGCAGTCATCAACGAGCCGCTTGGACGTGAGAACGGCAGCGGCGGCGGTTCCGTAAGAGAGTTTTAATGAACACAACAACACACGAAAGCGGCCTGACTATGCTTACTGACGGCACACAGCAACATGATATTGGTGAAGCACTTAAGCGCGATCCAGCCCTTAGCGCTTTCACCTTTGATGGACCATATCAGGTCACTGATGCTTATGACCTGCTCGACAACATGTATTGCGCCGACAACGGCAGATACTACGAAACGCCGGTGGACTGGTACGGGCTTGCGCGCTCATTCGGCAAGGCGTCCTGGCACCAGTCAGCGCTGTACTTTAAGCGTAACGCGCTGGCTGGCTGCTTTATCCCACACCCGCTACTGTCTCGCCAGACGTTCTCCGCCCTGGCCCTTGACTGGTTTGTGTTTGGTAACTTCTACCTGGAAGAACGAAAGAACCGGCTCGGCGGGCGCTTGCCGCTTCGCCATTCCCCGGCGAAGTACACCCGGCGCGGCACCGATCTGGATACATACTGGTTTATCAGGCAATGGAAAGACGAATGCGCTTTTCCAACCGGTACGGTCTGCCATGTGATGAACCCTGATATTCACCAGGAGATCTACGGAATGCCGGAGTACATGGGCGCGCTATTGTCAGCCAGCCTGTCACACTCGGCGGATATGTTCCGCAAGATGTATTACGAAAACGGATCTCATGCCGGATGCATTCTGTATATAGGTACATCACAGGTGGACGACGCTGGCGTAAAAGTCATACAGCAAACATTGGCGGGAGCCAGGAACAAAGGCGCATTTAAGAACGTAGTGATCCACGCGCCAGGCGGCGGAAAAGACGGGGTACAACTGATGCCCTTTAGCCAGATATCCGCGAAGGATGAGTTTTTAAATATTAAATCAGCCACGCGCGATGACATCCTGGCGGCTCACCGCGTACCACCGCAACTGATGGGAGCCATGCCGGACGGCAACGGCTCATTCGGTGATGTGGAGAAGGCCGCGCGCGTGTTTGCCATTAACGAACTGATGCCAGCGATGGAAGCACTGAAGCATGTCAACGACTGGCTGGGGGAAGAAGTGATCCGCTTTAAACCTTACGCCCTGCTGGAAACCATGAAATAACCAACCCGCCGCCATCCCGGCGGCGCTCTCCGCATCACCTCAACACACGGCGCGTCAGCGCCATTCTAAGCGCCCCATCATCTAAACACGCCATTACACGCACACAACACACAGAACGCAGCAGCGCGCCAGAATTGCGCCAATTTCCCTATATTTGAGGGATACCCCTACCTACCCCGCCGCGCGGGCTTTCCCCCCGTCACCTGCGCGCGACAAACACGCGTCTTTTTGTGCACTTGCAGATCCACCGTCAGCCAGCATAGATCCTTGGGAGATCCACAAATAAAAGGGCTGATTTTTTTGTGCAATTTTGCGCACTATTGTGCATATAAAAAACCCCTCGCATGAGGGGTTCGTTGTAATGAATATTTATGAACGAATTGGAATGGAGGTTTGAGGTTGAATTGGAACCAGTACCTGATTGTAAGCACGTAAAATTTCGTTATACAGGTCTTGGTGCTTCGCTGCCTTCACGGTGATGATAAGAGCGTACTTTATCTTTTCCGCCTTGTGACTCGCTATGCTAGCCCCTGCTTCACGAGCGTTATAGTGAATATCAAACACAGGATTTTTTAAAGTTGAACCCAGCATGTTCTTTGAACTGTGCAGCACAGTTTCCCATTTGCCCATATCAGAGCGCCGCTCACTTTCAGTTGAGTATTTGGCTAGCTCAAAAAAACCTTTAGTTTCAGCATTCTGTTTACCATCTTTAACTCTTGAATCATTTGGGCGGAATGTAATCTCAAGACCAGCCTTTGTGTAGGAAGCCGAATCTTGCGGATCTGTTGTTGTGGCATAACAGAAAGTTGCCGTTAAGTTTATTTTACCTTTCAAGCCACCTTCAGGAATGGGAAGAGAAGCGCGTAAGTATTTTCCTGGCTTCAATTCACCTTGATAGACAATACGAGCAACACCATCAGGGCTGACAATGATGTCGTTTAAGTCCTCAGGTAGTTTCCCCCAACCCACTTCAGCGCAAGCGTGATCAAGCGGTTTTGAAGCATGAATCAATAAAGCTTTTATCGCCAGTTGACTCAAATCACTTCCTAAAATCGCCCTAACACCAACGGCCGCACGCAAAGCGTAAGGAGAAGCAAAACTTGTTCCCCGTTGCGGTGTGATGACAGGTTTTTTACCTTTTCCCAATACATGAAAGTACTCGTCGATATCGCCACCAAACGCAACTAAATCAGGCTTCATCACGCCAGGACTTCTACCCGGCCCAATAGCACTATATGGTGCTCGTTTCCATTCAGTTTCATTAACACTATCGCAAGCCCCAACAGCCAAGGCATTCACGCAATCAGATGGTACTTGAATCCTTGCATTACCTGACTCACGATCCATTTCGCCATTGTTCCCAACAGCAACAGTCATTAGTGTTTCGCCATCACTTAATAAATCATCTATTACAGAGGTCCAAGCGTGAACTTCCGTATCTTCAATTGGTAGATCCGGCCCTAAACTTAAGTTGATAAATTGATACTGACGAGACAACAATACTTCTTCAATGAAGCCCAACGTTCGATATAACTCCAGAGGATCTTCTTGGCAGGTCTTATTATCCAGTACCCTTAAGTTATCAATATAAGAGTATGGCCTTTGCACCTCTGACTTGTTACTAATTGGCCCGAATAAAAAAGCCGAAGATACGGCTAAACCATGCTCTAAACCATCAGGATCATCTTCTGCATGATCGTCCAAAACCCTATAGGATTTTAACCACGGAGATATAGCATGCTCTGATGGTAAACCACCATCAAGAATAGCGACTTTTATTTCTGAAGATACTGGCCCTTCAGTAGGCAATTTACACTGGGCCAATGGCCCAGAAGCCCTTTGTATAGGCCTAATACCACGTAACTTTGGTACAGGTCTAATTACGCGTACAAATGTAAATTTCGCGAGCTTATCAATAGCAATTCGATCTGCCTGAATTGGCACGAACCACAACGTACCTGCGGTAAAAGCTAAAGAGGTATGTACTTTGATGTTCAGAGTTGACGCGAATCGAACAAATTGTTGCTGGATCAAATCTTGTCCATCCTCAGCCAATAGATGTACGCCAACCTCAAAATACGACGTATCCATATCACCTGCGGTAACAATACGCTCTTCAGGCAAATAAGCTTCAAACTTTTCTATACGCGCAAAATCAATCGCTTCATCAGTTAACTCTTTAAGCCCAGACACCCAATGAGGTAACTCTTCGAATGATTCTCTTTTACCCGCAATAAACATCTGTGTTGTTGTAACCTCAGAAACAGCAACTTTGCGTTTCCAGCTTTGCGGCGTAACTCTAACCGTCCTGCTCCCAATTGACGTTAATCCGGTCGATTTCAGCATCTTCGCAGGGAAAAAGGATCGCGCAATATAGCTTGGATTGATAGTTACCTTTGCTACTGCATAATCGTCAGGACATGCCCGACCAGGTAACTTAGCAAAACTTTCTATCGTAGATGCAATTTGCGGTAACAGGCGCTGTTTCGATTCATAAAGAGAGTACACCTCAGCTTTTCCTGGGGCTCTTTTTGGACCGGGAATATCATTGGTTAATAACTCGCCGCGTCCAATCAGAAAATTAGTTTTCGCCATACATACTCCTTATCTATGCTGCGTTAGTCTTTTTAGAACTATATTTTCTAATTGTATCCCTGCTGACCCCAGTTAAGTCTGATATGGCATGTTGGGATAGTTTAGAATGTCTGTTAAGGTTAACAGCTATTTCAATACGTTCATTCCTTTCTAAATCTGATAGACCATCTTTAATGAAAGATTCAATCAACTCCTCATCTGAAGATATGCCTAAAGCAACTGAGCGGCGGAATTTATTAATAGAACGCTCAATATTACTGAATGATTCATCTTTGAACATGATGACAAGCAAATCTATCCAACGAGCAAAAATGGCATAGTCGGGGCCTAAAAAACGCTTAATAGCCTCTTTAATGCTTTCACTATTTGGTTTCTCAAAATTTAGAACCAAATCAAAACGTCTCCATAATGCCGGATCAATCAACTCAGCAAAGTTAGTTGCAGCAAGCAACAGACTTGAAGAAGGCCATTCATCAACCTCTTGAAGTATCACAGTAACAAGCCTCTTTAATTCTCCTACATCAGAATCATCGCTTCTTTTTTTGGCTATTGAGTCAATTTCATCTAACAGAAGAACACACGGCCCTCTCTTTGCGAAATCAAGAGCCGCACGAAGGTTATTTCCGCTTTTCCCAAGATAACTACTCATTACAGCAGTTAAATCCAGAACATAGAAAGGAACACCTAATTTCTGTGCTAACCAACTTGCCGTAAGCGTTTTACCCACACCTGGTGGGCCAACAAAAATTGCGGAACGTGTTGGTTGTAAGCCAAGGGTCTTAAGACGGTCTATATGCTTACGTTCAAGAATAATCTGATCCAGTGAGTCTTCTATCTGACTAGAAAGCAATGGCTTACTGGTAATCTTTTCATTTGGTGCTTTCAGTAAAGTTAACCTTGAATCCTCGTCCACAGGCATAACCTGAGACTGAGTCGGTTTTGGCATCGTAGCCTTTCGCAGACCTTGGGCAGGCTTCTGCGGTTTGTTCCGTAAATAAAGATCAAGCTGCTCAGATAGAGCAGGCATAGTTTCCCGATATTTGCGCACCAAGCGAGCGACATACAACCGAACATCATCATACTGTTCAGCTATTACCAGTCTAACTAGCTGGGCTAAATCTGACTGAATACCACTTAAGTCGCCCATCTTAATCGTAACCTCTTAATTTTAAACAAATTATAAAAACAAACAATTGGACTACTTATAGTATTGCACTTTTTCACCGAACAGGAAAGCGGAATACTATATGAAATTACAGTATGCCCTATGAATCACACTTCCCTCGCAGCCTGGCGCCAGCGGCTAATCAATGCCTCTGCCTTGTGCCGTGCCAGCGTCTTGCGCCAGTGCATATCTGTACCGGTCACAATCAATTCACCCGTTAATGGGTTGGCGCGATATTTAGTATCAAGTGCCGTCACCTCTCCCCCTTGAGCCAGCTTCAGGGCCTGAACCGGGTTGATTGAAATTTTTCTTAGCTTCGCCCACCCCATAATTTCCTGGGCCAGGGATTCAACTTCCTCGCTCACCGCGCTTTCTTCCTGGCGAATAGCATGTGCGGCCTTCATATAGCTTTCGGCCCTGGCCCGGTCATAGTCGGTGCAATCACCGGCAGTAATGCTTAAAGCGAGTGCCTCAAACTGATCAGCAGGTGAAACACGCTGATTCGATTTGTGGTTTCTGATGTCTTCCGCAATCTGTTTTCTCTGATCTCGGCTTAATTGACCGATTTCAAATTGCTCTGGCTGCACTTCGTCAGCTGACACAGTCAGATCTGGCGGATTTAAAGGGGGTGAATTTGTATGTTTTTTATACTCGGTACAGTTATTGACACGAGTCCAAGAGGGCGCGGGCGCGCCCTTAAGGTCAAAACCTCGACCGGCGGCGTCGTCTGCTTTCGGCTTCTTTTTGACAATGCGATAAGAATGGAGGCGGGTTTCAACCGGAGGAACGGTCGATGCTGGCATGACCACCCCTTTGATAACCCTCTGAAACTCGCCGTAGCTGCTCGGCTCATCCCGGTATTGATACCAGGCGCGCAAAACAAGCCTATTCCGTGTTACGAACGGGCCACCCTGCAAGGTGATGTAGTCCTGCCAGTTCCCCGCATGGGCGGCGCGGTGTAACTCACCGAAAACCGGACTGATACGATCTGCCATTTCCTGATTCTTCAGGCGGCGTAACTCACGCCAGACAGACACCGGAGCGCCACCCAAAAACTGAAACTGACGAATGCCCCAGCATGAGGCCCAGGCAGTAGCGTGTTTTGCTGTCTCCTTAAGTGGGCGTCCGCTTTCATCGTCGCTTTCACCATCCAGTGCATAGCCGTCGATGTTTTTAGATATGTACTTAACGACATAGCCAGTAGCGCTCCCCAAAGCCGGATCTATCGGCTTAAGTTCAAAGCGGGGCTGTTTGCCATTCTTGCCGGTGAGTTCGTCAGCATCTTCACGCGTGGCGTAGTCTTCCATCACTTCCAGTAACTCTCCGGTATGTTCCGGGGCTGTGAACAGAAGGCCATGCCAATGCGGAGTACCATCATGGTGAGACTCGGCAACACGAAGGCCAAAAACGGGAATCTCACGGCGCGCAAGCTCCGCGCGAATCAACTGCCAGACGCGATTAAGGTAGTTTTGTGTCTTGCGGGGGCTGGCTCCGTTCCATTTGCTGTTGCGATGCCCGAACGCTGTAAAGGCATGATATTTAGACGGCGCGGTCAGGGTGAAGAAACTACCGGCAAAACCGCTTTCCGTTGCCACCTTCTCAAATCCACCAATGCGCGTCATCAACTCAACACGGCGCTTTTCAGGGTTAGAAATGCTCTTATCAATCTGCTCTATCAGCGAAATGCGCTCACCAGTTACCTGATCCTCAAGTTCAAGGCGGCTCATAATTGCGCGGCTACGCTTACGGCGTGAATCCCACTGCGTAACGTGATGTTTGCTGCAATACGGTGAGACGTCGCGGCGCACATCACCATAGGCAATGTGCAAATGTTCGCGCCAGCGGCGGGCGTACTTGCGCAGAAGGCGTGACCAAAAGCGATCATGAAGGGTTTTTTGTATTGCTGCCGTCGCTTCATCAAGCGCCATCTGGCGCTTCTTCGCCCAGGGCGGCACCAACCTGAAATACGCAATCAGCCTGGAGCCTTCACGCAGCATGCGTTTGGTGTATTCAGTATCGTTGAACACACTCGCGCCCTCGCTCACTTCAGCCAAAACAGTATTGGCATAAATGGCTATGTCCTGAGCCAGCAAATCAATATCTTCATCCGTGCAATCCGCCAGATTATTAAAGCGGCGGACAAGTTCACGCAGATTTTCAAACGTGTGAAACAGTGGGTTTAGTTCAGAGAAAATGATCCACTCATTGTCTTCTGGCACAGCGTATTGTTTCGTGACGTTTCTGACGTGTGGAAGCTCGCGCTTAACGATGTCGCGCAACTTCAGTTTTGCGATATGACGCCCTTTATCCTCGTGAACGGTATTAATGTAAGAAGCAATGCGGCGGCGAATGAAAGTAGGTAATGGTTTGAGGGTATCTTCTACCCACGCGAAAAACTCCTGCTCTTGGCCCAGTTCATATAGGTCAACAGCAGGAGCCTTATCAACGAAGATGGCTGCTTTTGGCTCATTCCAGGCGTAAGCATACCGGGCTGGCTCTAAAGAGCCTCCCGGCATGATGGTCATGCTATGAGATCGGCGAACTGAAGACATTAACCAGCCCAAACAAAAACTGTGTCACCTTGCTGTATCGCTCTGGCGTCACGCTCTGAGTAAGTGGTCAGGTTGATGTTGCGATAGCCCCCCTCACTGAAAATTTCAACGCGAGTGATCCAAAAGTGGCGATATGCGAGGACGTCCAAAACCTTTGTCACTACTGCCTCTACGGTATTCATCAGAAGTCCTCCGGGGCTGTGTATGAATCGCAGATCTCACAGTTACGGCAGCAGAAGGAATCGCTTCCCGACTCATATCCATCACATGCCACAGCAGGGCAACAGGTGGCGCAGTAACCACGCCCCACTTGCCCGCACTCGTCACAGATGCGCAGAGAACCAATCACCTCACCAGCCAGGTTGCGGGATTTAGCCCCTACAGAGCGGCGGACCTCGAATGAATTAAGGGTGAACGGGTAGTAAATCTGGCGTGTCTCCGGGGTGTCACTGCCGGAAATAACAGAAGGGATTTTTGCCTGGTTGTAGAGGCGTGAAAGAATCGCAACTAGGGCGCGATGGTCTTCATCGGTAAAAGGCTTACCGTATGCAGTAAAATTGGCAGTCTCGCTGGCTGGCAGGTACGGAGGATCGCAATAAACCACGCAGCCTGAATGCCCGATAGATAGAGGGATTGTTTCTCTGAAATCACCATGCAGGAACATAGCCCCTTTGTCCCACGCTCTTTTTGCAAAATGCTGAATCTCAGCCACAGGGAAAATTGGTTTTTTACGAAAACCAAAAGGAACATTGAATTCATTCTTTAAATTAACGCGGTAAACACCGTTGTAGCAGTGACGATTTAAATAAAGAAACAGCGCTGCATATTTGGCTAATTCATCATTTGTATACTGTTCTCTATGCCCTGTGTACTCACGGTTAAAGATATTGAAGTCATCACGATTTATGTAATATGCATCTTCATTATTACCAGCCAAAAACAAGGCGGATGCATAAGTTAAAAGCGCTTCTGTGTTGCGCTTAACCATAGAGAAGAAATTAATTAGAGCTGCATTGCTATCACACAGAATATAGGTTTTATAGTCAGTATTCAGAAAGACGCTACCACTACCCACAAAAGGCTCAACGAGGCATTCACCCTGCGGCAGAGCATCCAGTACATGAGGCATCGCGCGAGACTTGCCGCCAGCCCAGATCAGAGGGGAGTTAATCATTTTTTTTGCTCCTTGATTTCTGCGGCCTGTTCTCTGTTGTCGATCCAGTTTTCCAGGCTGCGATAAATTTCATTGATGGACAGCTTTTCTTTTTTCAGCAAGGTTAATTTGATACGTAACAACCCAAGCAGGTGCGCACGTTCATTTGTTTGAATTGTCATAATCAACCCTCTGAAAAAAGATAAAGCGAAGCCCCGGCAAAAATGCCGTAAATAAACAGATTCAGATTGCAGTTATTTAATTAGCGCGCACCGCTATTCCAGTGCTTTTCTAATTCAACGCTGAAGGCCTCGCAAATAGAACCGCCCGGAAGAATAGAAAAACGAATGCCTGTTTCTTTGCATCGCACCTCAAAACCATTTCTCGCAATATCAGATAGCGCCATACCCTGAACAACATTACTCGATTTGCTGTATTGATGATTTGGACCATAGCCACTACGGGACGGCGCGCGGGTTCCGTCCTGCCTAGAAGCGTTGATGCTCTGGCGAGCGTTCAGAATTGCTGCGGTTGAAGTAGTCATTATTTCCCCCGATGAAGCTGATCAATCGTCTGACGGGCCTGAGACAGACCGAAGTCCAGCCCCAGATAATTTCCGCCTTTGGTGATTTGGTAGCGCTGCCGTGAATACGGCTTTTTGCGCGGTAACTTCACGATGGTGAAGCCGCGATAGATTGCTGTCTTGCTGTTGATTTGGATAAGCATCATCAATCCCTTCGCTTGAGCTATTAAAGGCCCATCCAGAGCAACCAGGCATCACGCTGTTCAACAGGGCGGTTGTAAAACGCCTCACGTACACCGCGATTAAACTCCGGCACAAAAACCAACTTGTCACCGGCGCGGGCGTTTGGTTTCGATGGATCACGAAACTCAACGACCGGCAGTTTATTTTTTTCAATCATGGTTTGTACGGCTGTGCGCGGTTTACCCAGCAATTCCGCGAACTTATCAGGATGCACCGCATCTAGCGGGTACTGAATAACGTAATCAGTCGCTTCCATAACTATCTCCATTCTCATTTGGTTACATGCTAACCTTGTAAGATCCAGCCGGTTCAAAACGGCTCAGGATGGTTCCTGAGCGGCTGGACTCTCGCCCGTAATGGCACCTATATAGGTTCCATTGATGGGAAATTTAGGACACATATAGGTTCCATGTCAAATGAAATTAAGTGAGAAGGTAAAAGCATTGAGGGAAGCGGAGGGGCTAAGTCAGGCGAAATTCAGCCAGATCATTGACTTGTCACTAAGCACCTTAAAGAAATACGAAACAGGAAACTTTGAACCCAGCGGCACGGCCCTGCTGAAGATAACAACCAATCCACAATTTCAGAAATACACCCTATGGCTCATGACCGATAAGACAGCACCAGAAGCCGGGCAAATCTCCCCGGTCGTCGCACACTCTGGGCCAGACGAAACAACCTCGTCACCCTCAGACCGCAAAATTGGCTAACTATTAACCGGGCGTATATTTACTACAAAAGTTGTTTACTTGTAAGGAAATATAACTTCCGGTGTCACAAAGAAGTAAGCAAGAAACCCCGGACTATCACTATCGATCGGGGCAAGCTTGAAAGCTCTATTCGGAGGGTCTTATGAGTATCAAAAGACTCGATGATGGGCGTTATGAAGTGGATATCAGACCGCGCGGGCGTGAAGGACGTCGCATCCGCCGGAAGTTTGACAGAAAGGCTGAAGCAGTTGCTTTTGAGCGATACACATTAGCAAACGCCAATCAGAAGGAATGGGCGGGCCAGAGAACAGATCGTCGCACGCTATCTGAACTACTGGATGCCTGGTGGAAGTATCACGGTCAAAACCATGAACACGGTGAGAAGGAATTTAACCACCTTACGAAGACGATCGGCGGTATCGGTGACATACCTGTTAGCCGTTTGAGCAAACGGCTTTTGATGGACTATCGATCAACCCGGCTTCGCGATGGAATAAAGGCATCAACAATCAACCGTGATATGTACCGCTTTTCAGGCATGTTCACAAAGTTGATTCAGTTGGAAGAGTTTTCCGGCACCCATCCAGTGCATGGGCTACCACCGCTGGCGGAAGAAAACCCAGAAATGACATTTCTGGAAAAGGAAGAGATCAGTAGCTTGCTAAAGGCATTAACCGGTGATGCAAAATTGATTGCCCTGCTGGGAGTCAGTACCGGCGCGCGATGGTCTGAACTGGCAACATTAAAGCCCTCGCAGATCGTCAATTGCCGCGTGACGTTCCTGAAGACCAAAAACGGGAAAAAGCGCACTGTGCCAATTTCCGCCGAACTGGAAAAGCTGATCAAGAAGGAGGCGAGCGCGAAACTGTTTAAAGTGGATTATGAAAAATTTTGTCTGACGTTGAAGGCGGTAAAACCAGACATACCGCCGAACCAGGCAACGCATATTCTGCGTCATACCTTCGCAAGTCATTTCATGATGAACGGAGGAAACATTATCGCGTTACAGCAGATTTTAGGGCATGCCAGCATTCAGCAAACGATGGTTTACGCGCATCTGTCGCCAGACTATCTGCAAAATGCCGTCTCACTAAATCCGCTCGCCGGTGGCGTATCGCTTTAA